TCGCTGGACCGGCTGCGGCAGCACTATGACGGGCACCGGCACCGGGACTCGCGGGGCGGGATGACGGACGTGCCGGACCAGCAAGACTAGGGCTGGGGCAGGTTAGCCCCGCCACCGTACGACTGGTGCTGCAAGATGCTTATGCGTGTCGGGCAGAAATGGCCCTTCGTTCCCACGGGATACCGGGCAAAGCGGCGATCATTCTCCGCTCAGGGACATGGCATTAGTGACAAGGAAACTGCGATTGCAACGTACGCAACAAAACCAAGCCAAATGGGGCGTCATGGAGAGTTTTAACTTTCAGGTAGGCGGCCATAAGCATCTGCATATACTGATTGTCAGTCAGAGCTAACTCATTGGGCTGACAATACAACTTTCTTCCTTTTATAGCCTGATTTGTCCAGGACATCCCAAGTCCAAGACTTCCTACAAGAGCCTCAATATCCTTCTTTTTTCCATCGTCACCTTGAACGTATGATTGCAGCAATGTTTTTAAATCCACTTCTGCTTGTGCAGGTGGGCTTAGGATTACGAAACTCAGCAAAATTATGAGAACTTTGTTCATTCTACTCACTAATACCGGCCCGCACAAGTTTTGACCCGCTTGCCCCGGCTGCCAAGCGCAGGCCGAGCCGCGTCGGCACCAGATCAAGACTTGTGCGGACTGGTGTAAGCCCCAGGAACACTCAGTCACAATACATTGACTAGCTCAACATGGATAGACTACAGAGACCATATATAGGCATCATTGTGTTCCAACTTCTGGAACCTTGGGCAAGCGGGACGGTACGGGATGACGACGCTGCGGGTTAGGGACTACGCGGCCGCCCCCGGCGGGCGCTACCGGAGGGATGGGCCTTACAGCGGCGAGGAGTTCCGGGACGACGTGCTTGTGCCGCGGCTGCTGGATGCCGTGGGCAGGAACGAGCGGGTGGTTGTCGAGTTGGATGGCGTGTCCGGATACGGGGCGTCGTTCCTGGAAGAAGTCTTTGGCGGGCTTGTGCGCAAGGGCGTGATCGCGCAACAGGACATTGGCCGGACGTTGCAGGTGCTTGCAAAGGAGCACCTGTTCAAGCCGTATCAAATCCTGGTCGAGCGCTACATGCAGAAGGCTCAGGCGGACTTGGTTTTGCGGGCCTGACGGCGCCGGGCAGACCTACTAGTGCTGCCGGTTTGGATTGTTCCGCTTGTCACATTCGCGTCGGCCATCTTGGGTTCGACCGTTGCCTTTGGGGTCCAGCGGTGGCGATACCGTACGGATCGTCTTGCGGCGGCCATTGATGGTTTGTGCGTTGAGATCAACGGCGCGGCGGACAAGGCGACAGCCTACTGGCTGACCGAGGGCGACACCGATGCGAGCCGCAGCGGATTGCGGTTGACTGCATTCGAGCTGGTCGGACGGCAGGCCCGCATCCAGGAGTTGATCGGCGCACTCGACATCCAGGACGAGAGGTTGGTGATCGCCGACCTCGACGAGCTGATCGCAAGCCTAATTGACGCGATGACGGGCGGAGACTTCCGGGTGGTAGGGCGGGCGCACGATCCCATGCGGGCCGCGGAGGTGCAGACGGTCGCGGCACGGTTGAACGGTGCTTTGCGGGCGGGACTGAACCGGCGCGTCCGGCAGTGGGTGTGACGGGACGGTTTCTGCGGCGCGGCGCCTCATACCAGTCCGCACAAGTCTTGATCTGGTGCCGACGCGGCTCGGCCTGCCCTTGGCAGCCGGGGCAAGCGGGTCAAAACTTGTGCGGGCCGGTATCATAGGCCGGTTAGCCTGCTCCTGCGGCCCTGGATGGCCGCGTCGCTGCGCTTCTCGCATGACGGACGGGCCGGGGTGTCTGGCTATCGCGGCAATCGCAGTGCAAGGCGCGGGACTGCCGATCGAGGCAGGGTGCGGCTTGCGGCGCAGGTGCAGCCAGCAGGCTTTGTCCCGCTCTGAATAGGCCCGACGCAGACAGCACCAAGCACGTTGGAGACTTCCCATGCCAGATCTGCACCATGCCTGGGGCGGCGACCTGTTCGCTGGCCCCACGGGCGACCTTGCCGCCGTGTCCGGCCCGGCGCTGGGGACCGAGCGGGTGCTGCGGCGCCTGCTGACCAACCCCGGCGACTACTTGTGGCAGCCGGGCTACGGCGCCGGGCTGGCGCGGTTTGTTGGACAGCCGGCGGACCCGGCGGCGATCCGCGTGCTGGTGCGCCAGCAGATGCTGCGGGAGGCCGCGGTGGCGCCGGAGCCGGAGCCTGTCATCGAGGTGCAGTCCGATCCCGGCGGCACCCTATCCGTCCAGGTCCGCTATGCCGACGCCGAGACGGCGGAGGCACGGATGCTCACCGTCCAGATACCGGGGTAGAACCATGCAGCTTCCACTACAGGACTTTGCGGCGCTGGTGCGGACGCAGGCGGCGGCGGTGCGCGGCGGTGCGGCGGGGCTGATTGATCTGTCGGTCGGGTCGGTGCTGCGGGCGGTGCTAGAGGCGAACGCGTCCGTCGGCCTGTGGGTGCAGTGGCTGATCGTGCAGGTGCTGGCGACGACGCGGGCGGCGACCAGCGCGGGCGCGGATCTGGACACCTGGGTCGGCGACTTCGGCGTGGCGCGGTTGCCGGGCACGCCGGCGCGGGGGCAGGCCCGGCTGGGGCGGGGCGTGCCGGGGCTGGCGGCGTCGGTGCCGGTGGGCACGCTGGTGCGGACGGCGGGGCCGGGGGCGCTGACGTTCCGGGTTGTGGCCGACCCCGGGCATCCCGCCTGGACCGGGACGGGATACGCGCTGGCGGCGGCGGATACGGATGTGACGGTGCCGATCCTGGCGGTGCTGCCAGGTGCTGCGGGCAACGTGCGGCCGACCGCCATCGTGCAGATGGCGACGGCCCTGCCTGGCGTGGACCGGGTGACGAATGACGGGCCGCTGATCGGCGGCGTGGATGCGGAAGGCGACGCCGTGCTGCGGACGCGCTTCGGCGGGTTCATTGACAGCCGGACCCGGGCGACGCCGGGGGCGGTGGCCTGGGCGGTGGGGTCGCTGCGGGCGGGCCTGTCGGTGTCTATTGCGGAGCGCGTGGACACGGCGGGAAACGAGCGTCCGGGGCACTTCACGGTGACGGTGGACGACAGCACGGGGCTGCCGGACGCCGGGCTGCTGGCGGCGGCGGGTGCGGCGATCGAGGCGGTGCGGCCGGTGGGCAGCACCTACTCGGTGCGGGGGCCGCTGGTGCTGCGGACGGATGCGCAATTGATCGTGCACGGGCCGGCAGGCGGCGGGCCGGTGCAGGCGGCGGTGATCGCGTTCCTGGCGGCGATGCCGACCGGCGCGGGGTTGGCGCGGTCGCGGCTGGTGCAGGTGGCGCATGACGCGGACCCGACCGTGGCGAGCGTGCTGGAGGTGACGATCAACGGCAAGGCTGCGGACCTGCAAGTGCCGGTACACGGCCTGATACGGCCCGGCACCGTGGGAGTGATCCTGCAATGAAGGGCGATCCCGCTGATATCGTGGCCCGGCTGCGGCTGGCGCTGCCGCGGCGCTGGTTTGCCGACACGGCACCGGTGCTGGATGGGTTGCTGGGCGGGCTGGCCTCGGTGTGGTCCGGGCTGCACGGCCTGTTGCAGGAGGTGCGGCGGCAGTCGCGCATGGCGACGGCGACGGGCGGGTTCCTGGATCTGGCGGCGCTGGACCTGTTCGGCGGCGGGCTGCCGCGGCAGGCGGGGGAGGCGGATGGCGCCTTCCTTGCCCGGATCGGGCGCGCCCTGCGGCGGGTGCGCGCCACCCGCGCCGGGCTGGTGGATGCGGCGGCGGAGGCCGGCAGCGCGGCGCGGGTGTTCGAGCCGGCGCGGCCCACCGACACCGGGGTGTATGGCGGGCCAGGGCTGGCCTGGGGTGTGGCTGGGGGCTGGGGGTCGCTGATGATGCCGCTGGAGTGCCTGGTGGTATTGCAGCCGGACTTGCCGGAGGCGCGGGCAGCACTGGTGGTGGCGCTGCCGGCGGGCGGCGTGGCCTGGGTCCGGGGCGGGTAGGGCGTCGGCGGG